GATCGAGACGGACGCCGGAACGACCATCAACGGAATCGTGCACCTGTCGTAAGACGGGTGACCGATGACGGCTGAGGTCTACGAGAACAAGGGTCCACCGTGGCGGCGCGCCTCTGGCGAGGTCGTGCCCCACGGTGGCCTCTTTACGCCGACGCAGCGCGAGCTGTGGCGGATGCAGCAGCGACGCCAGACGGAGCGGCGCTTCGTCAAGGTGTCGGACGGACCGACCCTCGTGCTTCCGGCGGACGGACCACCGAACCCGCCGATCGCACCTGAGCCTGAGTGGCCCCTGCGGATGCCGCCGGAGCAGTACGTCGAACGGTATCCGAGTGGACGACACGCCGCGCTCGCGCGGCGCGTCCTTGCCGAAAGGACGGCCTGAATGCTCTACCGCAACGTGGGCGCTCCCTGGCGGAGGCCTGACGGATCCATCGTCGCTCGCGGCGCGATCATCGAGCCGACGGAAGACGAGCTGGAGCGGCGGCGCTACAAGCTCCGTCCCTACGGTGAAGTGCGCACGGAACCGCCCCCAGTCGTAGTGCAGCCTCGGAGGGAGCCGGCACCGGCCGAGCCGGTCGAGGTGTCTGAGCCCACACCTCCAGTCTCAGCGGGGGAGACTGCCCTCCGAGGTCCGCGGTGGCACATGATCATGAAGCCGGAACTGTACCTGAAGCTGCACCCGAACGGCCCGCACGCGGACCTCGCGCGCGAGGTCCTTGGAGTGGGCGATGCCGCGCACGACTGAGACATCGGTCCGCGAGATTATCGCGACCAGCTTGACGACGCCGCAGGTCAACGCGTTCATCGCAGACGCGAACCTCTGGGTGACCGAGGAGCTGGGGGCAGAGGGCTACTCCGCGGAGCGGATGGAGCTGATCGAGCGATACCTCGCGTGCGCGTTCATCCGCGTCCGCGATCTCGGCATCACGAACAGCGACGTGAAGGGCGTGAAGGAGGCGTACCAGGTTGACCCGAACGTGACCGAGTACCTACAGCACGCGGCGGCGTTCGACTCCTCCGGCATCCTGCGCCAGACGTTCATCCCGACGGAGACCGGCGGGTGGACGATCATCGCGCAGACGGGGAAGGGCTACGGCGAGGAGGCTGACGGCGGATGAGCGTCATCCTGGAGCGGCACGCGACGCTGGAGACGGTCGCGCTCGAGATCGCGAGCGGCGTGGACGGGCAGGGTAAGCCTGCGTACGCGGCGGCCGTCAGCGTGGACGCGCGCGTGGTCCGGATGGCGGACGTGGCGCGGACGGTTACGGGGACCGAGATCAGGACGTTCGCGACGGTCCTCATCCCTGGCGGGCAGGGCACGTTCGCGGGGGAGAACGACCGCGTGACGACGGCGGACGGGCTGGTGGGCATCGTGGTCGAGCGCGAGGACGGGCGACGGATCAACGGCACGCTCGACTACGTGGCGCTCAAGCTGCGGGAGGTCTAGGTGGCGCGACAATTCTCGAAGGCGACGCAGGCCATCTTCCGACGCGAGGCGCGCCGGCTGAGCGCGGCAGCGCGCGCGATCGACGCCGAGCTGGGCAAGCCTGGCTCCGGCCTGCGGAAGATCGGCGACGAGATCATGACGGACGTGAAGGCGTCGCGGCCAGGCGCCGGCGTCCCGCGCGATCTCGGCACGCTCGCGCGCTCCGGCCGCGTGGACGGTCCGGTCAGCGTCGGCAACCGGCCGGTCGTCACGCTGAGCTTCGGCGACGACTCCGCGCCGTACGCCCTCGTGCAGCACGAGCGGACTGACTTCCGTCACACGATGGGCGAGTCCCGCTACCTGGTCCGCGGGATGGAGCGGTGGCAGCCGAACGGGTCCGCCGCGCTCGAGGCGCTGCGAGCGAACGCCAAAGCCGGCATCGACCGGGCACGGCGCTGACGTGGGCGCCGTGAGCGACGTGTACGCCTACCTGGGCGCGCAGGGTATCGCGGGCGGGTCGACCGGCTGGTCGCTCCTCCGGCGCCAGGTGAGCGACGCGGCAGGCGTGCTGGACCAGCTCGTCGTCGTGAGCGACGACGGCGGGGCGACGCCGGAGATGGCGGCCGCGGTTGGGATCGGCGACGCGGCGTTCGGCGACGCCGGCGTGCTGATCACCGTTCGCGCGGGCGAGCACGACGGCGACGCGAGTCAGGCGAAGGCGGAGGAGATTCTGGCGGCGCTGCACGGACAGTTCGGCGTCCTGATCGGCAGTACGACGTACCTGCGCGTCAGAGCACTGACCGCAGAACCGACGTTCGCGGGGTTCGACGATCGCGGGCGACCGCTACACACTCTCGGTGTGCGGATGCTTCGGGCCGTGAGCCCAGTGAGTAGTTGACCTGAGTGGAGGTAGGAGACAATGGCCAAGTATCTTGCACACGGAACGACGGTGACCATCGCGAGCATCCCCATCGGGGGTCTCGTCTCGATCAGCCTGCCGAGCAGCACGCGCGGCGAGGCGGAGGTCACTGACTCGGACAGCGGTTACTGGAGAGAGTTCATCGCCGGTATGCGTGACCCCGGCGAGATGTCGCTGACGATGCGCCACGACCCTGACGATCCGGGACAGGCTGCCCTCGAGTCGAACTTCGAGGCGCCGGGCGGGTCCGAGATCGTGGAGTTCGTCATCACGTTGCCCGACGTAGCCACGGCCGGCTCCGGTGGTCGGACGTACACGTTCGACGGCTACGTCATGCAGCGCGTTGGCGGCGACCTCGCGCTCGCGGATGACGAGGCGGCCGAAGTGACCGCCCAGATTCGTCTTGCCGGCGCAGTGACGGTCACGTCGTAACACGTTAGACGGAGGGCTCACAACGTGTCGACCACGACGAAGTTTACACCAACCCGTGGGGTGCCGGTTACGCTTGACCGCGTCCGGCACCTCCGGTTTCCGATCGGAGTCCTGCGGCCGGAGATGTTCGAGGGCGCGACGTTGTCGCGTATCCTGTGGCTGGGACTCCGCGGCGACGATCCAGACCTGACGGAGGAGACGGTCAACGACCTGATCGACCTGGAGACGCTGCCGTCACTCCGCGACGCGCTGAAGAAGGCGTCGTCCGGAATGATCGACCTCAAGAAGTTGTTCCCGGTGATGTTCGGGGTCGAAGAGAAGGAGGACCCTCAGGTGCCGTCGCCGGTAGCGGGCGACGGCGGAAGCGAGTAGAGCCGGGCGCAGAGCATCTGGAGCTGTGGGCCGAGGCGATCACGGCCGGGATTCCGGACGACCTGTTCTGGGAACTCTCGGTGCAGGAAGTGAACGCGGTCCTCAGGGTCAGGTACGAGAAAGAGAAGGCGGCATACCTCCGCGCGGGACTGATCGCCGCCACGATCCTGAACGTGCACTCGCCGAAGGGGAGGCGGAAGTGGAAGGCAACCGACTTCATCAGCGAGCGTCCGAAGGCGGAGGACTACATGAACGTCGAGCAGACGGCTCGGGCGCTGGACGCCTGGGCAGCAGCGTCGCGCGGACGGAAGCAGGAGCCGGTCCAGCGCGTCCGGCGCGCGAAGGACACGCCTAGATGACGAGCGTCCTCGCGCGCGCCCTCGTCGTCCTGGAAGGCGACGCGACACGCCTCAAGCAGACGTTCACTGAGGCGGAGGGTCGGATGCTGAAGCTGGGCCGCCGGATGCGGGAGATCGGCGGCCAGCTCACCACGCGCGTAACACTCCCGGCGGTCGCGATGGGCGCCGGCGTCGTCAAGGCGTTCGCTGACTTCGACGGCGCGATGACGCAATCCCTCGCGATTATGGGCAACGTGAGCGGGGAGCTGCAGGCGCAGATGCGCGAGACCGCCAAGGAGGTCGCGCGCACGACGACGTTCAGCGCGAAGGAAGCCGCCGACGCGTACTTCTTCCTGGCGTCTGCCGGCCTGAACGCAGAGCAGCAGCTCGCGGCGATGCCGGCGGTCGCGCGGTTCGCGCAGGCCGGTATGTTCAACCTGGCGACCGCGACGGACCTGGCGACCGACGCGCAGTCGGCGTTGGGGCTGACCGTGAAGGATCCAGCACAGAACCTGGAGAACCTGACGCACGTCACGGACGTGCTGGTCAAGGCGAACACGCTGGCCAACGCGTCCGTCGACCAGTTCTCGCGCGCGCTGACGACGGAAGCCGGCGCGGCGCTGAAGTCGTTCCACATCGACATGGAGGAGGGCGTCGCGGTCCTCGCGGCGTTCGCGGACCAGGGCGTCAAGGGCGAGACCGCCGGCTCTGGCCTGTCGCGGATTCTGCGACTGGTGACGGCGGCGGCGGTCAACAACAAGACCGCGATGAAGAAGCTGGGCATCGAAGTCTTCGACTCGAACGGGAAGATTCGGAACCTGGGCGACATCATCAAGAACCTGGAGGACGCGCTCGGCGGCATGTCCGACCAGCAGCGGACCGCGGCGCTCGCCGCGATCGGCTTCAAGGCGCGCGTCCAGGGCATCATCCTGCCCCTGCTCGGTACGTCTGACGCGATCAAGCGGTACGAGGCGCAGCTGCGGCAGGCGAAGGGCACGACCGAGGAGGTCGCGGAGAAGCAGCTGCAGTCCTTCGCGGCGCAGCTCAAGCTTCTGTGGAACAACATCGTGCTCGCGGCTATCGCGATCGGCGAGTCACTCGAGCCGCAGCTCCGAAAGCTGGTCGCAACGCTCACGTCGCTCGCGCAGAAGTTCGCCGCGCTTCCGGACTGGGTCAAGCAGACGGTCGTCGCGCTCGTGGGACTGGCCGCAGTGCTGGGCCCGCTCCTGATCCTCGCAGGCGCGCTGACGGCGGCGTTCACGGTGATCGGCGGGACCGCCGCGGCCGTCATCGCGGCGATCCTCGCGCTGGGCGTCGCCGGCCTCCAGGCCGTGCAGCACTGGACCGCGCTGAAGATCAGCTTCCTGCAGATCTGGAGCGACATCAAGCGTACCTTCTTCGAGGCGATCGACTCCATCCTCAGGTGGGTGTCGGACTTCATCCGGCCGCTCAAGCCGGCGCTCCTCGCGGTAGGCGGCGCGGTCGGTGCAGCCGTCGCCGGCGTGGGCGATCTGGCCGAGGCGTTCCGCGGCGACCTGAAGAAGTCCGCGGAGAGCAGCCTCACGTGGACGCAGGGATTCATCGAGCGGCTCGAAGCTGAGCTGCTCGCGCAGCAGGGCAACGTGGGCGGCCTGAAGAACGCGTGGCAGCAGTTCAAGGCTGCGCTGACGGGCGACGCTGGGATCGACCTGAGCGCACTCGCCGGCGCCGGCGACGACCTGCTCGACCTGAGCGACGCGGCGGATCCAGTGAAGGACGCGCTGGAAGAGTTCCAGAAGAGCATGCAGCAGACGAAGAACATGGCCGCGCTGATGGGTAACGAGTTCGACGCGAACGCGGCAGAAATCTCCGCGCTCGAGGCGGTCATTACGTCGCTGACGCGCGAGAACGTTGCGTTCGGCGACGTGCTCGACGACCAGGGCAACACGCTGGAGATTCTCCGCGACCGGCTGCTCAAGCTGCGGGCGGAGGCGGACGCGACGGCGAAGCGCACGGCGGAGTGGGAGGAAGGCTGGAAGCTGGTGACCGCGGCGATCAAGGGCAGCGTGACGCCGATGGAGGAGTACAAGAAGACGCTGGCGGCGCTGACCGCCGCGTTCCTGATGAACCTCATCTCGCTCCAAGACTTCGTGAAGGGACTCGAGAACGCGAAGCAGAAACTGACGGAGGCGAACGAAGGCGTCAAGGACATCGACGAGCAGCTGCAGGAGAGCGCGGCGCACTTCCGCGACGAATTCATCGACGCCATCGTGGAGTTCGCGCTGACGGGCAAGCAGGAGTTCTCTGAGTTCGTCCGCCACGCGCTTCTCGAGCTGGCGAAGCTCGCCATCAAGCTGAACCTCCTCAAAGCGATCGAGTCCGGCGGCTTCTTGAGCTTCCTGCAGATCGGCGGGCACCAGCACGGCGGCTTCATCCAGCCGAACTCGCTGGGCGTCGTCGGCGAGGCGGGGCCGGAGCTGATCCAGGCGGGACGGACCGGCCTGCGCGTCATCCCGCTCGACGGCGAGCACCTGACGGCGGCGGGCGGCGGCGAGGTCGAGCGGATCATCACGCCGGTCACGGTGAACGTCAACGCCGTAGACCAGCAGGACGTCGTCCGCTTCTTCGAGAACAATGAGTCACTCGTCGCGTCCGCGATCCTGAAGGCGCAGCAGAAGTCGTCGGTCCTGCGACGGAGGATGCGCTAGTGCCTACGTTCCCGCGCGGCGTCGGCGCCAAGCCGCGACTCGTCACGCCGATGCGCTTTCCGGTCGCGGCCCAGAGCTGGGGCCAGTCCGGGAAGGGACAGGTCAGGGCGCTGCAGAACATGGGCCGCGTCTGGCAGGAGGTCTACCCGATCCTGGACACGAAGCTCGCGACGGTCCGCGCGCTCATCGAGGCGCTGAACCGCTCGCTCCGCGAGGGCGTTCTGTGGGACGTACAGCACCCGTACTGGCAGCAGCGCCTCGGCAGCGGCGCCGGCTCCGTCACGGTGAACGGCGGCGGGCAGACGGGCAGCAACCTGACCGTCTCCGGCGGCGGAGGTTCCGGCTGGCTGGTCGCGGGCGACCTCGTGCAGGTGGTCGGCTGCGCCGTCGTCTTCGACGTGACGGGCAACGCGACCGCGACGAACATCCCGATCAGCCCGCCGATCTTCGCGGGCGCGAGTCCGGCGAACGGCGCGTCGGTCATCCACGATCCGAACAGCATCATCTTCAAGGCGTACGTTGTCGACGTGTCCGAGTTCCCGCTCATCGACGCGCCGCGGCTCATGGACGCAGGCCTGACCGTGACCTTCAGGGAGCAGCCACAATGACCGGGAGCTACACAGTGGTCGACGACGTCAAGCGGATGTGGCCCAAGCTGGGCACGCTGCCGACGACGAACGTGGTCATCATCTCGATGGTCGCGCTGTGGATCCTAACCGGCACCGCCGCCGTCTTCGGCGCGGGCGTCAACGCGCTCTTCCATACGACGCTGGAGATGCCGCAGACGTGGTACGAGGCGCTCAAGTTCTACTCGGGCGTGACGGTCGCGCAGTTCCTCGCGAAGCGCGCGACGCACACCGACCTGGCGCACGCGCTGAAGGGAAAGAACGGCAACGGTACGACGGTCACCGCCCCGGCCAGTACCGCGCCGCCGCCGACTAAGGGGCCGCTGAACGGGATCACCTGATGCCGCGCACTCTTACCGCCGGCGTCATCACTGCGATCAGCGCGGACTCCGCCGAGTTCGTCCACCTTCTCGAGTTCGACTTCTCCGGCGGGTTCCTCCGGATCACGACCGGCGCGTCTGACCTGTCGTGGAACAGCTTCACGTGGACGGCAGTCGGCGGCAACCTGGAGTTCCCCGGCATCGAGGAGACGAACGATACGAAGAGTCAGGGCGTTCGGCTCGCGCTCTCCGGCGTCGACCAGTCACTCGTCGCGACGCTCCTCACGAACAACTACCGCGGGCGTGAGGTCAAGATTTGGCGCGCGCACCTGAACACGGCGAACGGAACGGTCATCGCCGATCCGATCTTGATGTTCGCCGGCCTGCAGCTCGCGCCGTACCAGGTCGAGGAGCAGCAGACGCACGACGGGCCGAACACCGTCAAGATTTCGACGACCGTCGCGAGCTTCCTGGGCGTGGAGCGCGTGCGCGGAATCCAGAGCAACCTGGCCAGCCACCAGCACCACTTCCCCGGCGATCTGTTCTTCCAGCATACGGTCGCGCTCGGGCACCGCCAAATCTACTGGGGATCGATCCCGGTCACCACGACGGGCGGGCGTAACATCAACGACCCGAACTACGAACCGCCGCCGATCCCATGACCTCGTCCGCGGTGACCCTCCAGCGCCAACGCAGCTGGCGCTCCGCGCTCCTTACGTGGGCGATGGCCCTGCCGGGTAAGCCGTTCGTGTGGGGGCAGACTGACTGCGCGTCGCTCGCGCGGGAGGCCATCACGCTGCTCTTCGGCCCGACGGCGATGACGTTCTTGCCGCAGTGGACGAGCGAGGACGGCGCGCGGGCGGTCCTCGCGAGCTACCCGCCTGACGTTGTCCTGGGGACGCGCTTCGGCGCGCCGTACGTGACGCCGCGCTTCGCGCGCGCCGGCGACATCATCGTGGCGCGCGACGCGGAGGAGCCGGTCGGCGGGCACTATCTGACGGTCGTCATCGACGGACGGATCGGCCTCACGAGCGGTCCGCGCGGCGTCATGCTGATCGACATCTCGCAGCTGCCTGAGGACAGCCGCGCGTACTCCCTCTGGGAGATTCCCGCAGATGGGTAGGGTCGGACGGATCATCGCCGGCGCCCTGCTGATCGTGGGCGGGATTGCACTGGGGTACTTCGGCCAGTGGAACCTCGCGCTCGTCGCGTTCAGCTTCGGCGCGAACATGCTGTTCCAGCAGGGGAACATGGACCTGACGCAGCGTCAGGGTTCGATCCTCAACAACCGCGCCAGCTCCGGAGAGTTCCTGCCCGTCGTCTACGGCGAGACGATGATCGGCGGGGTCCTCGCGGACGCCAGGTCGAGCGGCGATAACCTGAAGCGCCTGACGATCGTCGTGGCGTTCTGTCACGGGTCCCAGGACGGGAGCGGCGTGGAGTCGATCGAGGAGGTCTGGTTTGATGAACGGCTAGCCATCGGGCTCGACTACCCGGTCAGCGGCGGGCAGCAGTCTCCCTTCTCTGACGTGATCGACGGCGTAGCGGGGAACGACTCCTGGCTGGAGTACACGCACCACCTCGGGCTCGATTCCGAGAACGTCGACGCCCTGCTCAACTCGCGCTTCCCCGCCCAGTGGCCAGCCGCCGCGGTAGGCGCCGGCGTCACGTACTCGCGCTTCGACCTGTGGTTCAGTCAGGACATCTTTCCGGGTGGCATCCCGCGAGTGCTGGCGAAGATTCGCGGCGTGCACGTCTGGGATCCACGCGACTCGACCTGGAAGTGGAGCGCGAACCCGGCGCTGTGCATCCGCGACTACCTCACGGCGCCGATCTACGGGCTCGGCATCCCGGAGGCGAACATCGACGAGCAGTCGTTCATCGACATGGCGAACTTCTGCGACGAGCTGGTAGACGATCCGGACGGCGGGAGCAGTGGCGCGCAGATGCCGCGCTACGAGTTGAACGGGTGGGTCGACACCTCGCGGACCGTCGAGCAGAACCTCATCGAACTGTGTACGTCCTGTCGCGGTCAGGTCATCAACGAGGGCGACAAGTGGCGGCTGCATATCCGGCGCGCCCGGACGACGAGCGGCTTCAAGATCACGCCGGACAATACGATCGAGGGCTCGTGGACGTACTCGACGCCGGGGTCTGAGAGTTCGCCGAACATCGTGCGCGCGACGTACATCAATCCGAACGCGAAGTACGAGCCGGATAAGGTGCAGTGGCCGGAGCCGGGCGACTCGAACCCGTTTCTCGAAGCGGACAACGGATACGAGCACCGCTTCGACATAGACCTGCCGTTCACGGACTATCGTGCCCGCGCGCAGCAGATCGCGATGACCGCGCTGAAGGAGCAGCGCGAGGGCATCACGGTGACGTGCACCCTGCGTGAGGAGGCGCTGCAGATTCGCGTCGGCGATCTCGTCGAGGTTACGCAGCCGACGCCGGGCTGGACGGACAAGGTGTTTGACGTGAGCGCCCTCATGCTGCAGTCGGACGGTGCGGTGCGCGCGATCCTCGTCGAGTACGAGCCGACAGTGTACGACCTCGACGCGCAGTTCGCCGCGCCGGTTATTCCCAACACCGGGCTGCCTGATCCGTTCTTCTGCGATCCCATCCCGAGCGGCACGCTGATCCTGACGACCGGGACGCGGCGGCCGTACATCCGAGTCGCGTGGGACGCCTCGCCGGCGTCGTTCATCGACCACTACGAGATTCAGGCGCGGCTCGACGTGGAAGCCGACTTCCGCAACTGGCCGGACATGCCGGCGGATACGCTGGAGGCGTGGGTCGGGCCGGTGCTACCGGACGAGGAGTGGGTCGTGCGCGTCCGCGCGGTCAACGTGATCGGCGTGAAGAGCGAGTGGGTGAACGAGTTCCACCAAGTAGTCATCGCCGGGCCGGGCGAGTTCACGGTCGCCGTGACGGGCGAGGACGACGCGATCAACTACGACGTCACCTTCGCGGCCGACTGCCAGTACGTCTACGTGTACTCGAAGCAGAACGGGCTGTCGCCGGGCGGCGGGCTCCCGCCGGAGTCGACGGAGTACCTGGCTGGTGTCTTGGAGAACGGGATCACCAGTTCGATCCGGATCGGCACGACCTACGCATACTATCGCGCGACGAAGATGATCGGGTGGACCTGGGACGGACTACGCGGCGAGGTCGAGACGTTCGAGACCCAGGCGGTTGCCAGCGGTGCAGGACCGACCAGTCCCCCGAGCGGCTTGTCGCAAGCCTCCGCGACGTCGAGTACGATCATCGCGTCGTGGACGAACGGGGACGCGACCGCGCAGACCGGTGTGTGGGCAGACGGCGTGTTCAAGGGCTACGCGGCAGCGGCGGCGACGACGTTCGAGATCACCGGACTTCAGCCGACCACCGACTACGACGTCGAGATCGCGCACTACAAGAACGGCGTGTGGAATCCGGTACAGCCGACGCGCGTGGGGCCGGTGGTTATGAGTACCACGTCCCTGCCACAACTGGACGCTCCGACATTTCCAACGGCGGCGGGCGCAGCGTGCGACAAGGGCGATCCCTCCGCCGCGTTCTACTGGGGCCTGGGCGCGAACGCCGCAAGCGCGAAGACGCGCATCGAACGCTCCGCGACCGGAGCGTGGGCGGGCGAGGAAGTGGAAGTGATCACGACGGCCGCTGGTGCCACGACGGCGGTGACGTACGTTCCCGGCACCGGCGCGTTCACGCACCGATTCCGCCACGAGAAGAAGTTCTGGGCGCCGTCCGCGTGGGCCTACGATTCCAACTACGCCAACTATGGCGAATGCGAGCCGTTCTAGATGCCAGCCCTTTCTCCTGACGGCCTGACGATCGAGCACCTCGCCTCCTGGCAAGGGCTCATGGATCACTACGACGTGGCAGCGTCCCCAGCCATCGCGGACGGGGATGTGCTGGCGTGGGACGCGGGGCAGGGGATGTTCGTCGCCACGCCGATGGGTGGGTTCAGCGGTGGCGCGACGGTCCTCGATGACCTGACCGACGTGACGATCACGGCGGCGGCTGTGAATCAGACGTTGCGGTACGACGGCGCAGCGTGGGTCAACACGTCGGTACTCCTCACGACCACGACGGGTGTCAGTGTCGGTGGCTTTCTGTCGGTGAACCCCGGTATCACTCTGGATCGCAGCGGCGCGGAGCCGTACATCCTGTTCTCCGTCTCGACGGTGAACAAGGCGCAGGTGCGCGGTTACGACGCGGGCGTAAAGATCACGAATGAGACGGCGGGCACGACGTGGCTGGACGTGAATGCGAGCGGCGTCAGTGTTCCGAACGGGACGTTCGCCGTAGGGACGACGCCGCAGGCTGATCGCGGGGCACATATCGCGTTCAGCGATGCGGTGGACGCATACAACTACGCCCTCGTCGCTATCAGTACGAAAACGGGTGCCACGACGGGCGGTGCCGGGCCGGTGGGTGGATACTTCCGCGCGGATGTAAACGCTCCCGCATTGACGGTGGATTGGGCGCGCGGTGTGTACATCGCCACCCCGACCGTCACGGCGGGGACCCTGACGACGGCTATCGGTTTGTACATCGCGCCGATCACGACGGGTGGCACGAACTACGCGATCTACACAGGACTCGGCCTCGTGCGGTTCGGGGATAACACGACGGTCGGCACCGGCACGACAGGGATTTCGTCGCACCTCAGTTCCCGCCAAGCCGGGACCGCATCGTACATCTCGGCGCGGAAGGACAGCGGTGGCTCGACTGAAATCTTCATGGGTGTCGATGCGGGCACGAACGCGATGCTGGGCACGTGGACGAGTCAGGGCATCGAGTTCCGCACGCTCAACACGGCCCGGTGGACGCTGACCGCAGCGGGTCACCTCACGGCGACGGACAACACCTACGACCTCGGCGCGTCGGGGGCCACGCGCCCGCGCACGGGCTACTTCGGGACCAGCGTGGTCATCGCGACCGATCCGACCGGCAGCGAAGCGTTGCGGGTCGGCGGCGGCGCACGGTTCACCGCGCAGGTGGTCTCAACGCTCGCCACCGGCACCGCGCCGTTCTCCATCGCCAGCACGACGTTGGTGACGAACCTGAACGCGGACCTGCTGGACGGCCAACACGCGTCGGCGTTCGTGTCAACGAGCAGTGCCAACACGTTCACGGCGGAACAGTCGTTCTCGAACCTCGCCGCCCTGATGACGTGGTACGGGGACGCGAGTGCCCGGTTGAAATTGTCGTACAACACGACGGCGAACGCTTGGGAATGGTCGGTTTTGGACGAGGCGGGTCTCGATCCGATCACGTTAGCCATCGGGTCCGCGGATGGCGTGTGGGATTTCACGTCGAACTTGCTCAAGATGAACGGGACCATCGTGAGCGTGGTGGGGCACGTCCACGCGGCTGGCGACATCACCTCGGGCACGCTGTCCGTCACGCGAGGCGGGACGGGCGTGAGCGATCCGACCAGCGGCAACCTGCTCGTCGGGGCGGGCGCCTCCGCGATGACCGCCCTCGCGCCGGGAGCCGCTGGCGGGTTCGTGCGGTCGAGCGGGGCGGCGTGGGTGCGGTCCACGATCCAGGTCAGCGACATCCCGTCGCACGTGCACAGCGGTGCGGATATCACCTCGGGCACGGTGGATGAAACGGTCGGCGGCACGGGCAACACGACGTACACGGCGGGCGACACCCTGTACGCGTTGAACTCGACGACGCTCCAACGGCTTGGGATCGGCGGCACCGGGACCTTTTACAAGAGCACGGGGAGCGCGCCATCGTGGGCGTCGATCACTGCTGCCGATGTGGGGGCGGGCACGTTCCCCGGCACCGGGGCGTACACGTTCACCGGGCCGGTGCGCACCCCGGCCAGCGTGGCGGGCAACTCCGGGCTGCGGATTCCCCACGGGACTGCACCGACCTCGCCGACGAACGGCGACATCTGGACGACGACGGCGGGCGTGTTCGTGCGGATCAACGGGGCCACGGTCCAGTTGGGGACGACGACGGGATCGGTCCTGCTCGCGCCGAGTGGGGCGCAATACATCGACGCGGGTTCGCAGACCAGCGCCAACTACCCGCTGGCGCTGCGAGCGGCGGACGCGGACGGCACGACTACGAACGTGGATTCGCCGCCGTATCAGTTGATCGCCAGCTATTGGGACGGGGCGTCGCCGGTTGATTCTACGTGGACGATCTTCGGCGACATGATCGGGGCACCGGGCGATCCTTTCAACACGCTGACGTTCAAGCACGACTCGACGAACCGGATGGAACTGACGAGTGTGGGCCGGTTGTGGCTGACGGGTCCGGTTTTCGTCGGGAGCGACAACACGCCGCCGGTGACCGCCGGGACGCAAGAATTGGTGGCGCACGACAACACGCGGCAGATCGGGATCGGCGTGGACACGACGCGCGGTCTTATCGGTATGCGGTCGAATCACGAGTTCTCGTTCATGGTCAACAACACGCGGTACTGGACCGTGACCACGACCGCGTTCGCGCCTGTTACCGATGTGCAGGTGGACATCGGCACATCGAGCTTGCGGGTCCGCGAAATCTTCACCCAGGACCTGCGGGTGGGCGTCGCGGTGGGGACCGCGGTGGGGCTCATCTACCACAGCGGTGAGTTTGACAACAGCACGAGCGGCGCGGGCGCGAAGACGATCGATTGGACGAAGGGCAACGTGCAGAAGATCACGGCGACCGGGGCGGCGACGATTTCGTTCACGGCCCCGGACGGACCGACCACGTTGGTGCTGCGGATCATTTCGAACTCGACGACGGGCTACACGTTCACGTGGCCCGCGACGGTGAAGTGGGCGGGCGGCGTGAGCGCCCCCACGTCGCCGACGACATCGGGCAAGTGGATCATGGCGACGTTCTACTACGACGGCACGAACTACACCGGATCGTACACCGGGGATACGGGTTGATGGGACACCCCCACGGCGCGCTGTTCGTGACGGGCGGGCTCATCGAACCCACCATCGCGACCGTTACGATGTCGGAGTTCCAGACGGGAGCGCAGGACAAGTTCGGCGGGTGTCTCGATCCGCACGTCGAGCGTGTGTCATACACGATCTCGAACTGCTCGGCGGGGTACACGTTGACGATATCGATCCGCGTTGCGACGGGGGCGGACCCCACCGGTTCGTACACGGACCTGGAGACGGGCAAGGCGTGCGCGAGCGGCGGGAGCAGTGATTTCAACGAGACCACGCCGATCAACGACGGCGGCAGCGAGGATCGCCGGTGGCAAGGGCGGGTCCGCGTGATCCGGACGAGCGACAGCGGGATCGTTGACGAAGTGGAGTCCAGCGTGCATCAGATCACGACGATGGTCACATGCCTCGAATGATCGCGGAAGCGGCGCGCGGCGACTGGGCGGTCAAGCACCACCCGTGCTCGACGTGCGGAGACGTGCCGGTCATCGCCCTGCACCACCGGGGGCGTGCCCTCATTAGCACATCTCGCGCGGGGCAGCGGGCGATGACGGCGTTGCTGGCGCCGCTGTCGGGCGCAATCGTAGTGGCCGGTCTGGGGCTGGGGCTGGCAGATATGTACGCGCCGTCTGCGGTTACGGCCATCACGTTCGTGGAACGCGACGCCGACGTGATCGCATTGGTGGCGGATAGCTTGTCGCCCAGGGCGACGGTTGTCCACGCAAACATCTGGCAGTGGGCCGCACCGTCGCCGGTGGACGGTGCCGTGCTGGACATCTGGGCGGATCGTCGCCGACAGGCACAACGGGAAGAACAGCAGTTGCGCCGACACGTGCAGCGGTGGGTGTGGCAACATGGGCACATCGTCGGATGGCCCACGAATGAGGTTACGCAAGGAGGTGCGGTATGGAATGGGTGATTTTTATCGTGATAGTGGTAATCGGACTCGCACTGTGCTT